GTCTTAAGATGTCTAAGACTGTGAAGAAGGTCGGTTGTATGAACCTCAAGACTATGATTGAGGAAGACAAACTAATCTTTAATGACTATGAGATCATCAGTGAACTAACTACATTCATTCAGAAACACAACTCATTTGAGGCAGAAGACGGTTGTAATGATGATTTGGCAATGTGCCTAGTGATCTATGCTTGGTTGGTCGCACAGGACTATTTCAAAGAACTTACCGATCAAGATGTTAGAAAGAGATTATACGAAGAACAGAAGGAGCAAATAGATCAGGATATGGCACCGTTTGGATTTATCTTGACTGGAATTGATGATGATAATCAATTTACAGATGCTGATGGAGATTTATGGAAGGTTGATGAGTATGGAGACAGATCGTTTATGTGGGAATATAGGTAAAAGGGGAAATTTATAAATACTTTTAGATAAAAAATGAAGCAGTTAGAGGAGTCAAAATGGCTTTAAGCTTATCATCTCCAGGTATTACAATTAGAGAAGTAGATTTAACTAGAGGTTCAGTTAATGCAACTTCTCCTTTAGCAGCTGGAATTGCAGCACCTTTTGAAAGAGGTCCAGTAGAAGAAGTTGTAACAATTAGATCTGAGAACGATTTAGTAAATGTCTTTGGATCACCATCAAAGAACGATTATCATTACGAATATTGGTATTCAGCATCAAATTTCCTTTCATACGGTGGAAGTCTAAAGGTAGTTAGAGCAGATTCTGACAATCTTAAGAACTCTAATGCTGCAGTTGGTGCTGCTTCAACTAGCACAAAGATCAAAAACTTCGAAGATTATCAGAACGCAATTTCATTCAATTCATATTGGATTTCAAAAAACCCAGGATATTGGGCTGATGGGATCAAAGTATGTGTAATTGATAATTTTGCCGATCAAACTTTCTCTGGAATTAGCACTGCATCAATTACAGTTGGTGCTGGAATTACACAAGCAATTACTGGAGGACACCTGAAGGGTATCGTTTCTGGAATTGGAAACTCCGAGTTCTATGTTAAAGTAACAAATAAAGTTATTGGTGGAGTTGAGACCGATCAGGAATATACTGAAAGGGGAACTTATGCCTTCGGCACTACAAATCCAATCTATATCAATGGATCAATTGGAGTTGGAATTACTGCTGTAACACTCACTCGTGCAGGATTAAGTACATTCTCTGCTGCATCTGTTGGATCAGGTCAAACTTTAACTACATTAAATGTAGTAGGAACAACAACTGTCGATATGGCAGGATCTGAAGTTTTTTCTTCTGGTAATAGCATACTATACGTCCAGAGCAGCACCGGAATTACTGCTTCCAGCTTCTTATTAATTGATAATGAGATAGTTGATGTAACTAATGTTTCTGGTACTGAACTTACTGTAACAAGAGGTTCATTTGGAACAGTAGAAGCAAATCATAATGACGGATCTACTATCAAGATTTTAACATCTTTACCAGCAGACGTAACCGCTTCTGCAGGAATTTCTAGCACCGCAACAAGTTTACAATTAAACTCAATTGGTAACGTAAGTGTTGGGGACTATTTAATCAACCCAGCAAGCAATGAGATAATGACTGTCACTGGGGTTTCTAACTCCGGAACAATTCAACCATCTACAGTTGCTGATTGGTACAATCAGCAGTATGTTTTAAATATTGCAAATGGTGATAGACAGACAATTCTCTGGAAGTCAATTGCTCCTAAACCAAGAACAAATCAATATGTAACCTCTAGAGGAGGAAGCAACGATGCTATGCACGTTGCCGTTGTTGATAACACAAGAGCATCTAACTTTGCAGGAAATCCACAGCAAATTTTAGAAATCTTCAGAAACTTATCAAAAGCAACTGATGCCGAAGTTAGTCCCTCAGAAAAGGTTTACTATAAGGATTACCTTGCACTGAACTCCAGATATGTTTATGCAGGTTCTGTAATGGGAACTGATGCCTATTGGGGAGTTTCTGAAGTTGCTTCCAATTTCTCTTCAGGATTTACTCCAGTTTCCACAGGAGTAAATGGATGGGGACAAGAATCTAATGAGGTTCATTTCAACTCTGTCGGAAATGTTTCCTTCACCATAACAGGTGGTAAAGATTATAGTGGTGAATCAAACATTGGAGGTTTCTCTGCTTCATTAAGTGACATCACAGATGCCCTAGATAAACTCTCCAACCCAACTGAAGTAGAACTAAACTTCCTCCTCCAGGGAAGTGCTTCAGGTTCTGTAGAAACAGAACAAGCAAAGGCAAATTATTTAATCTCACTTGCAGAAAATAGAAAGGATTGCCTGGCATTTATTTCTCCCTACAGATCAGCAACTGTAAATGTTGCGATTGAATCCAATAAACTGAATAATGTTCTTTCGTTCTTCACTCCATTATCATCATCCTCATACGCAGTATTTGATTCTGGATATCAATACATCTATGACAGATTTAACAAGCAATATGTTTATATTCCTTGTTCTGCCGATGTTGCTGGTCTTTGTGTAAGAACTGATATCAATCAGTTCCCTTGGTACTCACCAGCAGGAAAGGTTAGAGGAACCTTCAAGAACACTATTAAACTTTCCTACAACCCAGATCAAGATGATCGTGATGAACTCTATTCAAATAGAGTAAATCCAGTAATCACTTATCCTGGTTCAGGAACAATTCTCTTCGGAGATAAAACTGCTCTTGGTTATCCTTCAGCATTCGATAGAATTAACGTTCGTAGATTATTCATCACAATCGAACAAGCAATTAGAGGTGCCGCAGACGATCAACTGTTCGAATTCAACGATGCCTCAACGAGAGCAAACTTCATCAATATCGTTGAACCATATTTGAGAGACGTTCAAGCAAAGCGTGGAATTACTGATTTCTTACTTGTTTGTGACGAAACTAACAATACCCCTGCAGTAATTGACAGAAATGAGTTTATTGCAGATATATATGTAAAACCTGCCCGTTCTATCAACTTTATTGGTCTGACATTTGTTGCGACTAGAACTGGTGTTTCGTTTGAAACTGTCGTCGGAACCGTTTAATTTAAAGGAGAAGAACAATGCCATCATTTTCAGATAGAACAATTGAAAAATTTAAAACCCAATTAAAGGGTGGTGGTGCTCGCAGTAACTTATTTGAAGTAAGTTTTGGTACAGAGCAAAACAGTGTGCAGGCATCCACAACAGATGGAACTGCGTCAAATATTTTTTCTACTTTAGGAGTTGAGAACCTAATTTCAGTTGAAGATCTGATGTTGATTAAAACCGCAGGTCTTCCTGCGTCAACTATCAGTGAAATTCCAGTTCCATTTAGAGGCAGAACCCTTAAGATCGCTGGTGACAGAACATTTGATGTCTGGTCAATTACAGTCATTAATGATACTGATTTTAAGTGGAGAACATTCTTCGAAAGATGGATGAATTATATCGTTAAAGTTTCTGATGGAAGTGGAACTACTGATCCAGGTTCATATATGGTTGATATGAACGTCGCACAACTTTCTAGGCAAGCTGCAGACAGATTAAACCAAAAGGGATCTGCTGGTGGTGATATTGGAATTTTAAGAAAGTATGTTGTTCATAGTGTTTTCCCAACCAATGTATCCCAGATTGAACTTTCATATAATAATGAAAATGAGATTGAAGAATTCACTGTAGATCTTCAAGTTCAGTGGTGGGAATCTTATGACGGAAACAACGTCGGACAAGTAATCTAAATAGTAGTAAGATTTAATTTTATAATATGACAAGATTATTTGGATTCTCGATAGAGGACGATAATAAATTACCAAAGAATGCAGTCTCCCCCGTCCCCAAAAATAATGAGGACGGGGCAGATTATTATTTGACTAGTGGTTTTTATGGTCAATATGTAGATATTGAAGGTGTATTCAGAAATGAATACGATTTAATTAAGAGATATCGTGAGATGGCACTTCACCCAGAGTGTGATAGTGCTATTGAGAACGTTGTGAATGAGGCAATTGTAAGTGATCTAAATGATTCCCCTGTTGAAATTGAGCTCAGCAATCTAAATGCTAGTGATGGTCTCAAGAAAATTATTAGAGAAGAGTTTAAGTATATTAAGGATTTACTAGACTTTGACAAAAAGTCTCACGAAATATTCAAGAATTGGTACGTTGACGGAAGATTATTATACCACAAAGTAATTGATCTACAGAAACCTCACGAAGGAATTCAAGATCTACGATACATTGATGCACTTAAAACAAGATTTATCAGGCAGCAAAAGAAAGATAAATCTCAAATGAATTTGGGTGGGAATTACCTCAATAATATTGATCCAAGCAATCCCAAATCATTCCAAGAACCAGAAATCGACGAGTATTTTATATACTATCCCCAGGGAACTATTCAGAAAGTAGGTTCTACTAATAGAGGTATTAAGATCGCAAAGGATTCGATTACCTTTGTAACATCTGGTCTTGTTGATAGAAATAGGCAACTTACTCTATCCTATCTTCATAAAGCAATTAAGGCACTCAATCAACTTAGAATGATTGAGGATGCTCTTGTAATCTATAGACTATCTCGTGCTCCAGAACGTAGAATTTTCTACATTGATGTGGGCAATCTTCCTAAGGTAAAGGCAGAGCAATATCTTCGGGATGTTATGAACAGGTATAGAAATAAACTTGTTTATGATGCTAACACTGGTGAAATGCGTGATGACAAGAAGTTTATGTCTATGATGGAAGACTTCTGGTTGCCACGTAGAGAAGGTGGAAGAGGAACTGAAATCACAACACTTCCAGGTGGTCAAAATCTTGGAGAACTTACTGATGTTCAATACTTCCAAAAGAAACTTTTCAGAGCACTGAATGTTCCTGAGTCAAGAACTGCCTCTGATGGAGGATTTAATTTAGGTAGATCTTCAGAGATCCTACGTGATGAATTAATGTTCGGTAAGTTTGTAGGAAGATTGAGAAAGAGATTTAGCAATCTGTTTCACGATCTCCTTAAGACACAATTAATTCTAAAGAATATCGTAACTCCAGAAGATTGGGAGTTGATGAGCGATCATATTCAATATGATTACTTATATGACGGACATTTTTCTGAATTGAAAGATACAGAATTAATGAACGAAAGATTGAACTTGATGGTAGCAATTCAACCATATATCGGAACATATTACTCCCAAGATTATGTCAGACGTAAGATACTTCGTCAAACCGACCAAGAGATCGTAGATGAAAATGAACTGATGAAGAAGGAAATTGACGAAGGATTGTACCCAGATCCAAAACTTGCTCCTCCTATTGGTCCAGATGGGCAACCAATGATCCCTGGTTCAGATGGGCAAATGCTGGGACAAGTTCCTATGGAACCTCAAGTATCTGCAGACAAGGATATGAAGATAAATGCCAAGGCAGCAGAGATATAAATAAATTATACATTTGAGGTCATTTATGGAATCTAGTCAGGAATTGATGGATATTATTTTATCCGATAATTCGTCAGAAGAAATTTCAGATAAGATAAAAGAAATTCTATTCACGAAATCTAGTGAGAATATTGATAGTGTAACCCCATACATTGCTCAATCATTATTCGGAACACAAGTAGAAGAGGAGTGATAAGTGGAAGAAATCAATGTTGAACTACTTGATTTTTTCAAAGCAGTAAAATCGGAAAAAAAGGAAAAGAAAGATAAGATAGATTCTATCATCGGGAATTCCTTTTTTGAAGATTTTGTGAAGCCATTATCGGAAGAAGTTAAAGCAAAAGAAACTAAAATTGCTCCAAAAAAATCCAAAAAACCAATTCAAGTAAAGGAAGAAGTTAAAGAGGATTTAATTGAAAAGTCTTTAGGACTTCTTTCAGAACCTTCA